ATGGCAAAGGTTATACACGTACATTTGATACACGGATTAAAGGAAACGAAACGGAAAGACTGGTATTTCAGCAGTATTTCTGCCGTTTATACAGTATTTACGCCTGAACAGGTAGGTGCTACACGTAATTATTTGCTCCATGCCGGGCTTTCAGGCAATGGTACGATTATCACGAAACGGGCTGTAATAAAGCAATCTATGCTCATTTCGGGCGGTTCTGGGGCAACGTATAAAGACTAAGGAAGAAAAGGCTTAGAGCGGCATTAAAACGCCGTTTGAGAGGGTGGTAAAATCAGAGTGGTTTTATCACCCTTTTTTCGTGCAATTTGGGGCAGTATTAGGTACTGGGGTTACAGGTGGGGTTACAAAGTGGGGTTACATTTTTAGGAAAGTGGGGTTACAAAAGTGGGGTTTAAGGGGGTGCGATACATGGGGGGGGAGATACTACTTTTTTAATGATACATACGTTTTTTGTACCGATAGCCCCCCCTAAATGCCACCACTTTTTGTAGTTGCACCTTATTAAATAACAATATATCAGGCAGTTTGCTATGTTTAGAGGCTAAAAGAAGGGGGGAAGCACCAAAAAGGGGGAGAACGAGGGGGCGAGGGGGGTAGATAGACATCTTTCAAATCTCGCTTGTATCAATTATCACATTGACAAGTCTTGCATCTCTTGCAATACCCATAGCTAAAGCGACATGATTATGTGTTTTAAGATCATAGATAAATTTTTCTGCAATTTTTTTAACTTCGTCCTTCTTTTCTGTGATCAATATTTCGTCGCTCATTTTCGCTATTTCTTTATGTACCTGCTCACAATAATCAATAAAAAAACGGGCTTCTAATTTAGCAATTAAGCTATGGTTAATTGTTAGATCCGGTTCTTCTATAAAATCATTTTGCCACTTCCCTATTTTACTTATCCCATAACTTTGCTTGTAATGTTCAACAGCTTCCTCTTTATCTTTTTTGAAATTTGGATTAGAACAATATTGAAGTAATCTATTAGAAATAGCCTTCAGGTTGGACAAGTTAGACGAGAATATATCATAGTTGCTTGTATTTCTTATATTATATATACATACAAGAGCATCATAAAATAGTTGTGGATTTTCGCTCATTAGCTTGGAAGTATTATCGTGTTTGACTTTATTCCTTGGGTTTTGAAAGAGAATATAGAAAAAAAGAACTATAAAAACAATAAATAAGAAACCATACATATTGCTCAAGAAATTGTAGATTAGAAAAATTTGCTGATGCTACCGATAACTTCAAATACATTTATGATGCGACTGACTGCGAATTCCTGCTCGTCGAAATCGGGATTTATGGGAACATACCGGAGGAAATCCTTAGATGACCCTTTACGGAGTATCTTGATAGTGCGAATCGTATCAAGGACCACTGCATATATCTCGCCGAACTGAATGTCGGCGATGGTGCATGGGCGGAGTGCAATGATGTCACCGTGGCTGATTTGCGGTTCCATGGAATGCCCTGTGACGTTACACCAAAGATTCGCTCTATCAAAGCCGGGTACAATGATGTTGTGCTCAGGCAATGATACCTGCGAGTTATAGACTTCACTAAAGCCACCAAGGAAATCAACATCATAATAAGGTTGTCCCACTTTAGGGTCATAACTGACAATAGAAGATATTTCTGCTGCACTTTCCTTACCCTTTAACATATTTCCCTTGCCTGTAAGGAGCCATTCAGGAGAGTATCTGGGATAATTTTCAACTATTATTTGAATCCACTTAGACTGTATGTCTGTCCCATTTGATATAGCGCGTGAAAGCACGCCTTTACTTGCGCCTATTGAGCGCTCCATGGCACCTATTGTCATGCGCTCATTACTGGTTATCTCCTGTATTCTCGTTAAAATTGTCCCCATAAGTTGAAAATAATCCCTAAATTATTTGGATTGTTGAAAATTATCTCCTATCTTTGCAGCGTGTTCCAATGGAACGTGCGGCCAAAAATACGAAAAATAGCCGAGATTAGCAAATATTAAGTCTTAAAAATAAGTGAGATTATGGCACGTAAGATTCAAACGACAATGGAAGTGAAAAGGACGCTTATGAAAGCGTTTGGAGTAACAGAACGTATGGTTAACAGGGCGCTGAGCTTTGACAGCGACAGCGAGCTTGCCCGTAAAATCCGCCATACGGCCAGAATGAAAGGTGGTTGGATAGAGGCTTCTGTACCTGAGGAGGAAATCTTCTATGATGTTACCGAAAACGGCATGAGACTGATGCGCCAGTATTTTAGCAATGGTGCCATCTTGGAAGCCAACATGACAACTGGCTCGGGGATTATCTTGTTCAAGGGTTCCAAAAGAAAAGATTACAGCAAGGTTTATCTGAGCGAGATTCCTTTGATGCAGGAATACGCAAAGGCTTTATAATGTGTGGTATGGAGTATTACGGTAACAAACTTTGCATATCCTATCCCGAATTTGTGGACAGCGGCATAGTCAGCGTGGCCAACTATAAACAGTTGGCAGCACGTGGGCGTATTGACGTAGTCCGCCACGGTGGTGGTGCGAGTGGCTGTTGTGCTCTGATTGCCATAGACAGTTTGCCGAGTAAGTACAAGGCGGCTGTTGAGAAAATGTACCCCGGTGGCGAAGAAGTGCGTATCAAGACGTGGGTACTTTCCAATTACGAAATGGACCAAGCTGCCGTTGCCTTTTTCCATGACCGCAGCAAGACGGGTATAGACCTTGACGAGAAAAAGAAGCGCGAGTACATCATCAACGCCTCGGTACTGAACTGCTGCATCAAACTCTATGAGCGCGCACGGGACAGCCAACGCCTATTCGGTGGTAGATACAACTGGGATATGATGGCTAAGACCATCGAAACCTTGCGCGAGGAACTGGGACATACACTCCCTGCCAGTACGCTGCGCTTCAGGAAGAAGGTAAACGACTACAAACGCAACGGCTACGGCTGTCTTATCAGCGGCAAGTTTGGAAACCAGAGCGCAAGGAAGGTGGATTACAAGACCAAGCAACTGGTCCGTGGCTTGGCAGTCTTGCCGAACAAGCCCTACAACAGTAACGTACACGAGATGTATATCAGCTTTGTCTGTGGCGAGCTTGATGTTTACGACCCGAAAACCGGAGAACTGTTCAATCCCGATGCTTTCACGGATAAGAACGGCGACCCGAAGTCCCTGAGCGAGAGTACCATCAACAATATACTGAACGAGCCGGCAACCAAAATGCTGATAGAAAAGTCGCTATCAAGCTGGAGTACCTTTATGCACGAACAAATGCCTTATATGCACCGTCATAGCGGACAGTTCTCACTGAGCCAGATCACGATGGACGACGTGGACCTCACACGCAAGCTGAAAGATACGAAGCAGCGTGTGCACGCATACTATGCCTACGACGTGGTAAGCCAGTGCGTGATAGGCGCAAGCTATGCGAGGAAGAAGGACGAGCGGCTCGTAGTGGACTGCTTCCGTGATATGTTCCGACTGATAGCGCGTAACGGCTGGGGCATTCCTGCCGGTATCGAGGTGGAGAACCACCTGATGAGCCAGTATAAGGAGGGCTTCCTGAAAGCCGAGACTGTGTTCCAGTTCGTACGCTTCTGCGCTCCTCTGAACTCACAGGAGAAATATGCTGAGCCTCTTAACGGTGCGAAGAAGCGCAGCGTGATACACAAGAACCACGAAGGCATCGGCCGTTTCTACGGCAAGGGCAAGTGGCGTCAGGAGTATCAGAAAATCAGCGACGAGACCAACGAACTCTACGAGGACAAGGAATATTTCACTTGGGAGCAGCTGGTTGCCGATGACCGTAAGGACAATGAAGAGTGGAACAACATGCTGCACCCCAACCAGAAGATGTATCCGGGAATGACGCGCTGGCAGGTGCTGGAGGCAAACATCAACCCGAACCTGCTGCCATACGACGCGAGAACACTTGCCTACCATATCGGCGAGCGGGTGGAAACAAGCATTCGCAGGAACTCGACCGTAAGGGTGACACACGAAGACTGGTGGCTGAGCAGCACGAGCGTACTGGAACGGCTGGAACCGAACAATTATAAGGTAACAGCCTGTTATCTTCCCGATGATGAAGGCGCACCACAGGAGGTGTTTATCTATCAGAAAGGCAAATACATCGACACCGTGGAGAAAGTGAATACTTACAGCCGTGTTATGGCCGAACAGACGGAAGAAGACCAAGCTGCATTCGTGGAACAGCAGAAAAAGATAGCGAAGTTCAACAAATATGTTGAGGACAACGCCATCGACAGACTGGGAATACTGAAGCCGAGCCAACAGGCACAGCAGGAGGTACTGGAACTGAAACCCTCCGCTCCTCTGAAATATGAGCCAAAAATGCCATTGCCAAGCGCATCGGACAGAGCGGTCGCAGACATATAGAATAACGTTAAAATGCCATTAGAATATGATTAGTGAGACTCAAAAACAGCGGATACTGGAGGCGATAGCAGCCAACCGCAAGAACTATCCGAGTGATGCGAAGCACGCATCGGCACTGGGTATCTCTCCAAGTGTCTATAACGGCTTGAAAAAAGGCCAGACGGAGAAAGCGCTGAGTGATGCCAACTGGGTAAACATTGCCCGGAGGCTGGACGTGAACCTCCGAGAGACGATAGAATGGAAAGGGGCACAGACGGAAACCTTCAGGTATATCAGCCTGCAGATGGAGGCGTGTCAGGAACGCAGTCTGAGCGTGATACTCTGCGACCTGCCCAACATCGGCAAGACCTATACGGCACGCTGGTATGTACACGAACACCGTAACGCTGTGTACGTCGATTGCTCACAAGTGAAGACGAAGCGTGCGTTGGTCAAGAAGATAGCACAGGAGTTTGGTGTCGGCATCAGCGGCAAGTATCAGGACACCTACGAGGATCTCGTGTATTACCTACGCTCGATGGAGCGTCCGTTGGTTGTGCTGGACGAAGCCGGGGATTTGCAGTACGAGGCGTTTTTGGAACTGAAGGCATTGTGGAACGCAACGGAAATGTGCTGTGGCTGGTATATGATGGGAGCAGACGGACTGCGTGCCAAAATCAACAGAATGGTGGAACATCAGAAAGTGGGCTATGCCGAGATATTCTCACGCTATGGCGGTAAGTACAGCCGTGTAACGCCTGACCAAGAAGATGACCGTAGGGAGTTCCTGCTGGAGCAAGCTCGTGCCGTGGCCAGCGTGAACGCACCGAAAGGCACGGACATTGGTCAGATAGTACGCAAGAGCGGTGGTGGCTTGAGAAGAGTATATACGGAAATAGAGAAATTGAAGAGAGGAGCATAATTATGATGACAAAAATAGAAATGCAGTATATGGATGCGGTCATACAGATGAATCGCAGACAAAGAGAACACGAAATAGACTGGGAGCAACGTCGCTACGAACTGGCTAAATCAGCTTTATTTGTGGCACCAATGATTAAAGAAGATAAAGGTCCAATAACAGCAGAACTTATTGCCAAGTATGCAATAGAAATTGCAGACGCAACTGTTATGGAACTTATCAAAACGGAAAAATGACGAAACGCGCATACAGTCCGAAAGAGATTGCAGCCAAGAAATGGGTAACATTGCCTTGGGGTGAGCAGTGGAGTGAGCCGTTTGGCTTCCCTGCTGAAAACGCCTCTTGGTTTATCAGCGGGGCGAGTGCGCAGGGCAAAAGTTCATTTGTTATGCAGTTGGGCAAGGAACTGTGCAAGTATGGTCCTGTTCTCTATATGAGCTATGAGGAACGTGTAAACCAGAGTTTTCAGCGCCGAATGGACTATTTGGGAATGAACGAGGTACAAGGACGTTTTCGAGTTGTAACCGATGATTCGATAGAGGAACTTGCCGAGCGTCTTTCCAAGCCCAAATCCCCGAAATTCATTATCGTGGACTCTTATCAAGTGGCATACGACGATTTCGGATGGACTTATCCTGCTGCTGTTGCCTTGATGCGCCGTTTCAATCGCAAGTGCTTCATCTTCATCAGTCAGGAAGACAAAAGTGAGCCAACAGGCAAACCGGCACGACGGCTCAGGTATATCTGCGATATGAAGGTTCGTGTGATGGGTTACAAAGCCTACTGCTTGGGCAGGTCAATCGGTGAAGCCGGAAACCATTATGTAGTCTGGAAAGAAGGTATATTGAAAACAAGTAACAATCTGTGATATGGACGAGAAAGAAAAATGCTGCATCTGCGGCAAAGAGATAGAGGGGATGGGTAATAATCCCTATCCCGTGAGAACGGAAGGACGGTGCTGCCGATATTGCAACTATACCGTAGTACTGCCCGAAAGAATAAGACTATCAAAACAAGATCGCTATGAGCAAGGAAAGACGGATGATTGAAATCACTCCGGGACGTATGAGTCCGGGTGGGCGTATGACAGACCGCATCGAGAGCCGTGGGCACAGTTGTCCTTACTGTCAAGGAAACGGCTACCATTGGCAGGAAGATGAGTGGCAGGAACGCTACAAGCAAGAGTGCCCGATATGCAAGGGCAGCGGCAGACTCGACGCAGTGATAACCGTTGAGTGGAGAGCGTCAGACAATGTATAATCTTTAATCAATATGACAATGAGCAATTTTTTAGACGAAATCAAGAAGCGTATTCAAGTGTGGCATGAGCAGCGTGCAGAGCGTATCGAGGCAGACCGTCAGGCGGCACTTGATGCAGAGGCACGGGAAGCTGTGCAGGTAATGGAATTCAACAGCAGGCTGTACATCTGTGTACACGGCACACCACTGTTCGACATCGATATTTTCAAGAACAGCGTGGCCGAGGTCGTAGCCTGTGGCCGCAGCGCATACAAGGACTGGAAGGAGGAGAAGCTATGGGAGCGGAACGGAACTACGCACGTTTCTACTGTCTGCTGAAGAAACTGACCGGAGCAGATAAGGAAACGCTTGTGGAGCAATATACCCACGGTCGGACGGTCCATCTGCACGAGACCACCATACAGGAGTACGATGCGATGTGCAACGATATGGAACGAGTGGCAGGTTTTGACAAGCGCAGAGAGGCAATCCGGAAGGAACTCCGCCGAAAGCGCAGCATGTGCCTGAAGCTGATGCAGCAGCTCGGTATCGATACCACGGACTGGGCACGAGTGGATAACTTCTGCCTGAATCCCCGTCTTGCCGGCAAGCCTTTCAGGAATATCAGCATAGAGGAACTTGAAGAACTCTCCGTAAAACTGAGGATAATCAAACGCAAGGGTGGCTTTAAGCCGCAGCAAGCACGGGAAGAGCAGAAGAATACGACCTCATTTGTTTATGTCCCGATGGGTAATATAGCAGAAAGTTAATGAATATGACACCAAGAGAATTTGTAAAACGTGAGATGGAGCACATCAAGGAACTCACAGAGGGCTTGAGTGAAACAGAATATGACAACTGCCTTGAGCAGCTCTCTTTTGAAATAGAGGATGAGCGCCAGAAGCTGAACTGGTCTCCCGACTTTGAAGATTAGTTTTATTTATCAACCTATAAAAAAGAAAAGACAATGGAAAATAGTATTGAAAGAGCCTTCCGCAGTTTAGGCAGAACAAAAAAGTCAGAGTTTATATCAGAACACATTGAACTTGCATCAAGCAAGGCTATAGCAAATTATGTCAAGGATTATCTGTTTGATGTGCTTAAAGACGTAAACGATGACGAGTACATAGCAATGTACCTGAGAGAGAAAGGATATACAGTAACCAAATAAAACAATATCACTATGGCAACAAGAAAGAAAAAAGTAATTATTACCGGCGTGAGCAGAGAAGCCGCCGATGAAGCGTTCGCAACCTACGCCAAGAGCGATGCACAGTTGCAGAAGATCAATGCGGATATTGAGCTGCAGTGCGCCAAGTACCGTGAGAAGTATGCAGACAAGCTGGCGACCCTCACCGAGGAGAGGGACAAGGCTTTCGAAACCCTGCAGGCTTTTGCCACGGAGAACCAAGCCGAGCTCTTTGCCAAGAAGAAGAGCCTCGACATGGCTCACGGTACCATCGGTTTCCGTACAGGAACACCGAAGCTGAAGACACTGAAAGGCTTTACTTGGGCGAGTGCGCTGAACCTTGTAAAGAGTTTCCTGCCAAGCTATATCCGCCAGACAGAGGAGATTGCCAAGGACAAATTGCTTGCAGACCGAGAGGTGGAAGTTCAGCTTGGCGGTGGTGATCCAAACAACCGTGGCTACCGTCCTCTTCGTGAGCAGATGGTTGAATGTGGCATTCAAGTAGTGCAGGACGAGGCATTCTATGTAGAACCCAAGAAGGAGGAGACCAGCGTATGATCAGGGAAGTATCGAAACCGCCCAAGGTAGCCCTGTGCCGTGAATGCCACGGCACGGGCTTCCAGAAGGCAAGCATAGACGGGACACTGACACGCGTCCGGTGTTCCCAGTGTGAGGGAAGCGGCAGGGTGCTGGTGAGTTGCAAGATGAGCCTCGACATCCGCCCGTACAGAAACAGTCAACAACCCTAACAAATCCCACAGCGGTGAACAAAAGGAAAGGAAAGAGTTATGCCAAACGCGTTGCCGACATCAACCATATATATGACACTTACGTAAAGACCGGTCTTCCGAACCGTGAGATATGGAAGCGTTATGTCTACCCCAAGTACGGCATCAGCGAGCGCACCTTCTACAATCTGCTGAAGGCATCGGGCAGTCCCGGAATCGAGGACAGCTCGGAGCTTTCAGCAGAGGGCTTTTTGTTCCCTGAGCTGTTTATAGAAGATGAAACCAGAGACCCGTCGTATTTTAGGAAGAATCCTTAATGACATCCGCGTGGAGATGACGGACGAGTTCGACCAGAACTTCGAACGTCAGTCCTTCTTCGGCGAAGCGTGGCAGCATCGCAAGAGCCCCACGCGCCCGGGCGGCCATATACTGGTCGATACCGGACGGCTCCGCAGAAGCATACAGAGCCGGACAACGGAGAACAGCATAACCTTCTTCACCGAAGAACCCCACGCAGCCATTCACAATGAGGGCGGCGAGATTGTGGTGACAACGAAGATGAAACGGTACTTCTGGCACAAATACTACGAGGCGACCGGCTCGTTCGGCAGGAAGAAGGACGGCAGCCGCAGGAATGACAAGCGCACGGTGCAGCTTTCCGAGGAAGCCGAGTTCTGGAAGTTCATGGCCCTGAAGAAAGCCGGTACGACCATCAAGATACCGCGCCGCCGTTTCCTGGGCACCAGTCCGGAAGTGGAGAAAGCCGTCCGGGAAATCATTGAGGAGAATATCACCGAGTATATCAACTTTGAATTCGAGATTAACGAGAAATGAGAAAAGAACTGTACAAGATGCTCTGCGATAAGCTGAAGACAGTAAGCGGCGGGGTCATCAAGCATATCGACCTGTGGAACCACAACGTCGAGTTCATCGAGCAAGAGGAGCAATGGGAACGTCCCGCTGTGTTCGTGGAGTTCGCTCCCATCCAGTGGCAGGCTGTTCAGAACGGTGTGGAATACCGTGCCGAGCCGATAGTGAACCTGCATGTGGTAACGGACTGGACGGGCAGCGTCAGTGCCGGCAGTGAGTTCCAGGAGGAAAGCCTGAAGGTATTCGACTTGCTGGAGGATATCCACAAGGCACTGACCTGCATGGAAGGCGAGACTTTCATGGAATTTGACCTGGTGGAAAGCCGGACAAACCACAACCACGAGGAAATTGTCGAGAACATAGAAAGCTACCAATGTGTAGCCATCAAGAGCCTCTGAACGAAAAAACAAGGCTAAAAACAAAAAATCCGCTACTTTTGTTTGGAAGTAACGGATTTTTTTGTATATTTGCAGTGCGTAGAAATACGAAGGGACAGGGTCGAAGTAATGACCGTGTACCGCCCCAAGGTCGCTTTTCAGCGGCCTTATTTTTTATATCTTCAGCTCCTTCAATACCATTTCGTCTACTATATAGAAGAAAATTCTACCTTTACACTTTCGTCGTGCCTCTGTCAGAGCGGCATAGTATTTCGCATCATGTGTGGGTATCTCGAATACGACCGCCTCGCCTCCTTGCTTTGTGAGTGCCTTCTTGGCGTATTTGACAATGTTGCCTGCCCCACCGGTTACGCATTTCAGGTCGGCCTTTATGCTGTCAAACAGGATATCGTAGGTTTGTCCTGCCGGCCTATTCACGCCCTGGAGGTATTCGACATCGTGCCCATTGTCGGCAAGCACCTTGCACATTCTCATTTCCTTGTTGAACTTGTTCCTTTCGGCATTGCTGGCCGTAGCTTCTGCTATGCGTTCCAACTGCGTAGCCACAAGTCCGATGTCCTTTGGCGAAACATAGGTTCTTTCCCATCTTGTCTCATCATACCTTAGAATACGCTCCGCAGCCCCTATATTCTCGTGCTTTTGAGCCCTTATAAGCCGGCAAGCAGCGCAGAGCTCATTGTCAGGAATGAAAGCAAGTTTGATTTTCCCTTTGGCAATATCGCAGTCCCTGCAGCGGCGTATGGTGTAGGGGTTGTAGTCGGGTACGGACTTCTGCTCCAGTCCGGCATTGAAACGGAATATCCCCTTTGTGTCCTTGCCCGTTGCCTCTTCTCCGAGAGCCATCGCCTCGTCGTGTGGTGTGACGGGATATTTCGACTTGCGCACCTGTACAACCGTGCAGCGGCAGTTCCATCCGTTCGGCGGGTAATATTCTTCCCAAAACGGGTCAGTGATGGGCAGCGTTACACGGTCAAGAGCGGCATGTTCAGGGCGTACCTTATCGTCTCCTGCAGTACGGTACTGGAGGTTATACCGGTCGCCGTCGTGCATGAAGTTTTCCCATTTGGCAGCCATCTGTGCGGAGGCCTGCACAAAATTATACTCCGCACGGAGATAGTTCCGGTTGTATGTGCTGTCAATGCTTTGAACGTCATTCAGGAACTGTTCGAATGACTTTCGATTGCCGTTCTCATCGAGTAGCGACGGGAACGCCTCGTTCAGTTCGTGGAAGGTCTTCATGCCGGAGAATATGTAGTCAGACCGTTGCAGCCGCTTTCGCATCGTATCGGACATCGCTACTTTCTCAAAGGAAGAGTCCAATGCAGCGGCATGCGCCTCAATGAAGTCCCGCATTTTAGGCGTCTCCAGAATCTCAATGCGGAACTGTGCCCCCTCCACCTTGTAAAGTGTCCGCATCATTCCCTCAAAGAGCGTGGAGAGTTCTTTCCTTATATCCTCTTCACGGCTGAAAGTGGCTTGCAGTGCGGACTTGTCCAGCAGATGGGCATAGCGTTCGTGCAGCCCCTCGTAGTCAGAGGGGCTCAGTCGAAAAAAGGGCGTTTATTTTGTTCCTGTCGCTTCTTTTTGCCCGGCTTGGGTGTTTTATCGCCCTTGGGCTCTTCACCGCCACCGTCGGGGGGTGTGGGGCCAAGAACGGGAACCTGCTGCCTGCGCTCGCCTACGGGCATGTTGTACTTCTCCTCGAAGTAGGATGGATCCACCTCGTAATTGTTCAAGACGAGCTGCTCGTAAGCCACTTGTTGCTCCGGCGTATAGTCCACGCTGTAGTCCCAGTCGAAGTGAATGCCCTGCAAAGGGAAGCCGTGCCGTATCATACGCGGAATGAGTTGGTTGTTCACCATATCGCGCAGCGTGTCGCAGTCCGCCTCCACGAGGTTCTGGAAGACTTCAAGGTGAGTCTCCGACTGGGAGAGCGAGGAGCCGTCCTCGATGGTCATGGTCTGCCCGATGATGAGTTTGGAGAGTTCTGAGTTCGCCCTGTCGATTCGTCTGTCGTAGACATTGAATGCATCACCCTTGGTGGACTCCACGACCTCGATCTCCGTGCCTTGTTGGAAGATGCCCCATCCTTCCGTTCCCATTTCGGCCATCATCTTCTCCATCTTGGAGAGTTCCTTTTCGTCGCGCGTGGTGGTGCGGGCTATGCGCATGGGCATTCCGAATATCTCGGCGAAAGTGTCCCAAAACGCCAGCGCATTCTTCTTGGGAATAGTCTGCGTGGCCGCCTTCAGGTAGAGTCCGAGGTTGTCGGGCTGGCCCACCTCGATGAGCCAGTCGGTGAATGGCGGGCGGTGGTAGTCAATACCCGAATGCCAGTCATCGCCCAATTGGGTAATCACTCTGCCGTATTCAGGAATGACATGCTTGCGCGGGATAAGTCTTACCCCGTCATAGCTGAGGCGGTCGTTGGCGTTGGTTGTCAATTCTCCGAGTTCTATGAGCGAGTGTCCCCAGTAGTTGGCATCGAGCGCGAATTTCATAAGCTGCTTGAACCATGCCGCGTTGAAATACAGTGCAGCTTCCTCTTCCTTATCACCTTTTTCGTTGACCAACTTGAACGACCGCGACAGGACGAAGCCCTCGCGCTGCTGGATACACCCGGAGAGGTGCAGGTCGACCTCTACGTCAGAATAGATGTCATAGAGCCGCTGACGGTTTGGATTGTCGACATTGATGGCCATCTGCCACGCTATGCGCCAATCGCCGATGTCCTTGCGTGTGAGCGAATCGGTCGTGCGTTGCAGTTCCATCACCGTTTTTTTAAATCGTTTGGCATCGTTCTTTGCCAGTCGGATTGTGCCGTAGGGCGTATTGACGTAAGCTATACGTGCTGTGTTATGTTTGTTTTTTGTTTCTGCTCTCATTTGCTCACCAGTTATGTTTTAGTTTTTCCTGACAGCCATATACCATCGGTATGCCGATTGGTTCTCCATACTCATCAACGGCGAGTGGCAGGTCCGGCACAATCTTCCCAGCCTGCACGCCCTCCAGCCACTTTAT